CTTCCCCTTTATCGGTCGTCCCCCGCCGATTGGCCTTTGGTTCAAGAACAATTAGCGTTGATCGTTCGACAAAGAACCAAAGGCCAATCGGCGGGGTAGCTTGCTTGCTTGTTTGTTCTGACTGGTGGCGGGACGGCCTGGGATCCAGGCTGGGAGCTCGGCCTTCGGCCTCGCCCAAGCAAGCCCTTGAAAGGTATATGGTAAGCACCTTTCAAGGGCTTGCTTGCTTGTTTGTTCTGACTGGTGAGCTACTGGCCTGGGATCCGTCTGGCCTGGGAGATGAAACATACTGATTGGAAACCCTTTAGATATAAGGGTTTAAGAGGCTTGCTTGCGTGTTAGTTCTACCATCTGACGGGACGGCGTCCAGGGGCTGGGATGGTAAAGAAAGATGGTGGGCATAAAAAAAGGGCGTGAGCTGGTAGCTCACGCCCTCCACTCTAGGAGAAGTGTTTAACAAATCTTAAACCCGCCCGAATGCTTGACAAAATTAACGAAGTCTCTAACGTTCTCTTCATCAAACGGATAGTCCTCGCTTTCTTTGTCTTGTACTTTTCTTTCTACTTCGTACTTGGCAACTGAGCCAATCTTCAAAAGAAATTCCAAACGCTCGACAATGACCGCACATTGCTCTGCGTCAATCTCATGTCCGTCATTGTAGTGACCAGCTTGCAGATCGTCTGTTGTCATTGTGTCGCCACAAGCCAAACAAACATAATCCCAAAGCGGTCGCCAATGCCAAACATTGTTTCTAAAATAAACCCCTGGATTTTCTGCTTCCCATTGAAGAGAAGCCTCAAAGTATTTATCTTTTTGCTCATCAGTTGCCTTATCCCAATCAGGCATGATTGGTCTTTGTGACTTTAGTTCAGGGTTAATCCCATATACATCCATTCCCATAATATTCTCCTTTAGTTAATAAAAGTGTGATGAGACCAAAGTTACAAGTAACGCTTAGAGCCTTGGTTAATATAATTCAACATCCTTCTATGAAGGGTTACTATATCCTGTATAACTCTCATCACTATGCAGCTAGTTCGGGTATGGTACCTTCCTATCCCTAATTCCTCCTTCACCTACGTCGACTGTTGTCTTCTGGATTTTATAAAGGCTCATCCTCTAACTACACATATACATTCTATACAATTTATCCCATACAAGCAAGCACAACGGCTAACCAATTTTTAAAGACCAATAAACAAATTGGTTAGCCGTTGTGCTTGCTTGCTTGTTTGTTCTGACTGACCAGACGCGGGGGGAACTCCAGCCAGACGGATCTGATGTGGGCAAATAAAAAAAGGGCGACTGATGTCGCCCTCTCTTGTTTTGGTTGGTTACTCCTCACGATGCTTGTAGTAACTGTTCAAACTGTAATCGCTCCAAAGCTGTTCGACCACAGAACCAACGAGGACTTCTCCATACTGACTGACTGCTGTCTGCATCACTCTGTCGAAAACCTCTTCGATTGTTTCACATTGCAGGTGGCACTCGACCTCCTGCTCTATTTCCATTAGCACATCTTTAGTACTCATGATCTTCTCCTATAGTTTCTAAAATTAGCGGCAATCTCTATGAGAGTAGCCGAACACATACCAAACAAGACACCGAGTAAGAATACCAAAGTGAATTGAATGAAATATCCGTAAGTATCTGCGTAAAAGAACGCAAGACCTAATGACGAGGGCAAAGCCATACTATATACAACTATGCGACTCATGATAATAACCCCTGTTCTTGCATCACGATTGCCCCATGCTCTGCCTCATGATCTTCTAGTAGAGGTGTGTCTTCTTGTATCTGCCCATTGGCAACCACAACAACACCATTAATGACAAGGCTCGTGCAGTTAGGCTCTATCGCCTTAGCTACTTCGAACCCATTGTTATTAAACATACTTATTTTTAATTTCATTGTTTTCTCCTAAAGTTATTAATGAATAAGTAAGTACATATTAAACAATCGTATGCAATAAGTCTATAAGATATACGCATAAATATCCCATATAGTCAACTCTTTTACGCGTGTGTGTCCGCCTTGGCTCGCTCCGCTCGCCTCCGCTCGTAGGGGGGGATAGGGTATAGAATGAATCCGATAGAATATTAACGGAAAACAAGCGAAGCTCATTAATATCTATTGGAATGAATCTATACCCTATCCCCCCCTACGAGCGGAGCGAGTGGGTTGTATATAAGAGAAGAAAATAGACATGGAGAGAATACCCAGAAACTTTGACAAATGAGCTTACCCCCTTCATCATAGGAAACATCGAAAACGATTTGGCCACAAAAAATTTTAAAATTTCAAAATATTTGGCATGGAAAATCCTGACATAAACCTAGAGCGGTTAGCCGAGCAGTATCCTGAAGCTACCAGAGAACTGTTGGAACTGACTGAAGCACTAAATTCCAAACAGCTACAGCGTGAAGGACAAGAAAGCTTTTTGACCTATATCAATCACATGTGGCCAGACTTTGTAGAAGGCAGACATCATCAGATATTTGCAGAAAAACTAGAACAAGTAGCACAAGGCAAATGTAAACGTCTGATAGTGAACATGCCACCAAGACACACTAAGTCTGAATTTGCTTCTACTTTCTTTCCATCGTGGGTCTTGGGCCGTAATCCTAAGTTGAAGGTCATGCAGATTACACACACCGCAGAACTAGCCTTTCGTTTTGGTAGAAAGGTCAGGGACATAATAGATTCCGATTTGTATCAAGATGTTTTTCCTGGCGTTAGTCTAAAAGCGGATAGTAAATCAGCAGGAAGGTGGGAAACCAATGGCGGAGGCGAAGCTTTCTATTCTGGTATCGGCGGTGCGGTAACAGGACGTGGTGCAGATCTATTAGTATTAGATGATATTCACTCAGAGCAAGACGCACTTTCACCAACGGCCTTGGACAATGCTTGGGAATACTACAGTTCTGGTCCCCGACAAAGGCTACAGCCAGGCGGAGCTATCGTTATTGTAATGACACGATGGAGCATCAAGGACTTAACAGGCAGATTACTAAGCAAACAAGGTGAAGATCATGCAGATCAGTGGGAAGTCGTAGAATTTCCTGCAATCTTTCCTGATAGTCAAAAACCTTTATGGCCTGAATATTGGAAGATAGAAGAATTAGAAGGGGTCAAAGCTTCTATTCCTGTGAGCAAATGGGAAGCACAGTGGATGCAAAACCCAACATCAGAAGAAGGAGCGATACTAAAACGTGAATGGTGGCAAAAATGGGAACACGATGAAGTGCCAGAAATGCAATACGTAATCCAGTCGTACGACACAGCTTACACCAAGAAAGAAACGTCTGACTTCTCTGCTATTACAACGTGGTGCGTTTTCTATCCTGATCCTAACTCTATGCGGCCAGCTTTGCTGTTGCTAGATGTTAAGAAAGGTCGATGGGATTTCCCTACGTTGAAGAGAGAAGCCTTTAAACAATTTGAATATTGGGATCCAGACACAGTAATCGTAGAGGCCAAGGCCAGTGGTCTACCGCTCACGGACGAATTACGTCAGTCAGGTATCCCTGTGGTCAACTACTCACCTGGCAAAGGACAAGATAAAATCGCAAGGGTAAATGCCGTTGCGCCAATGCTGGAATCAGGTATGGTATACGTACCAGATACACGTTGGGCGGACGAATTAGTAGAAGAATGTGCGGCGTTTCCTTTTGGAGACCACGACGACTTGGTAGACTCAACTACACAAGCACTAATGCGTTATCGACAGGGCGGATTTATTGGTTTAGAATCGGACGAGGATCTGCAGGATAATCAACCGAGACGGATTAGAGAATATTATTAGGAGACTATAATGGCTGACAAAGGCGAAAAGATAAAGGACCAAGGATTTGTTCCTTATGCAAAACAATCCAACATGACAACTTCTAAAAAGCCTTCACCTGGAGCAGGTAAAGGTAAAAGTCGTGGCGGTGGTGATTCACTGAGAGGCACTAAATTTACTGGCGTTTACTAAATGAAAGTTAAAGCACCTAAAGGCTATCACTGGATGAAGCAAAAAAATGGTAGCTTTAAACTGATGAAGCACACAGGCAAGTTTACTCCTCATAAAGGAGCGACTATGAATGCAAACTTTGCAATTCAAAAAGCACACAAAAAGTAAATGGCAGAAAACAGTAAACCAACCAACATAGAAAGGTTGTCAGATCTTATTGATCTGGAAGTACAAGACGGTACAGAGGTTCAAATTGAAGAACCTATGCAAATGGGTGATGGAGATATCTCTGTTGAGCTATCAGAAGAAGGCGCACAGATTGATTTCTTCCCTGATGCAGAACAAGCGATAGACACCACACCATTTGATGCAAATTTAGCGGAGTACATTGACGAAGGCGAGCTAGGACGAATTGCTTTTCAGTTAGTCACTGATTATGAAGAAGATAAAGCAAGTCGCCACGATTGGGAAGATGCTTATGTAAAAGGACTAGATCTACTTGGCTTCAAGTATGAAGATAGAGACAGGCCTTTCCCAGGAGCATCAGGCGTAACGCATCCTATGCTCGCTGAATCCGTGACCCAATTCCAAGCGCAGGCTTTTAAGGAGCTATTACCTAGTAAAGGACCCGTAAAAACAAGGGTTATGGGCAATGAAACCCCTGAAACTGAAGATCAGGCAAGAAGGGTAGAAGAGTTCATGAACTACCAAATAACTACGGTTATGGAGGAATATACCCCTGAAATGGACCAATTATTGTTCTATTTGCCGTTAGCGGGTACTGCATTCAAGAAAGTTTATTACGATGTAAACAAACAAAGAGCGGTTAGTACGTTCGTTCCTGTAGAAGATTTAGTTGTTCCGTACACAGCCAGTGACCTAGAGACTTGTGAGAGAGTAACGCACGTAGTCAAGATGAGCTACAACGAAATCAGAACACAACAGCTCGCAGGATTTTACAGAGACATACCACTACAACCTGCTGAGACTAATATAGGCAGCAGTGACACCATAGACAAAGAAGATGAACTAGAAGGATTGAGCGCTACTACCAACGACATGATGTATGAGTTGTTGGAATGTCACGTATCCATGGACATACCAGGCTTTGAAGATGAAGACGGATACCACTTACCTTTTATCATTACAATAGACAGAGCATCTAATGCTGTTTTATCGATCAGAAGGAACTATAACCCTAACGATCCACTCAGAACAAAGATACAGTATTTTGTACACTACAAGTTTCTCCCTGGCCTTGGGTTCTATGGGTTCGGCTTAATACACATGATTGGCGGTTTGTCTCGAACCGCGACTGGAGCCCTACGACAATTGATCGATGCAGGTACGCTGGCGAATCTACCTGCTGGGTTCAAGGCCAGGGGACTTAGAATCAGGGACGACGAGACTCCACTAGAACCAGGAGAGTTCAGAGACGTAGACGCACCTGGCGGATCACTAAGAGATTCACTGATACCATTACCTTATAAAGAACCATCGGCGACATTACTACAGCTGTTAGGATTCTGTGTAGAAGCAGGACAAAGATTTGCATCGATTACTAATCTACAGATGGGAGAAGGTAATCAAGAGATGCCAGTAGGCACGACTATGGCTTTGCTAGAGCAAGGTACAAGAGTCATGTCCGCAGTACACAAAAGATTACACTACGCACAGAAAACAGAGTTTAAGATTCTAAGCAGATTATACGCAGAGTATTTACCTCCTGTTTATCCATACCAAGTTATCGGTGGCGATCAACAAATTAAACAAACTGACTTTGACAATAGGGTTGATGTTATACCTGTCAGTGATCCTAACTTCTTCTCAATGAGTCAACGTATTACATTGGCACAACAAGAACTACAGTTGGTACAAAGCAACCCTGAGATACACAACATCAAGGAAGCCTACAGAAGAATGTATCAAGCATTAGGAACTGAAAATATTGAAGCATTGTTTGCTCCAGATCCACCACCACCCGTTCCAATGGATCCAGCAAGTGAGAACAGTGCCTCATTAATGGGTGCACCTCTCATGGCATTCCCTGATCAAGCGCATCAGATACATATAGAGGTGCATCTTACTTTCTTAGAGTCAGGTGCTGGTATGACTAACCCAGCGACAATACCGCTTATGGTATCGCACATATTCCAACACATATCACTAGAAGCACAGAACCAAGCCGATGCACAAATGCCAGAACAACAACCGCCTATGCAACAACAGATACCAGGCATGCAACAAGGCGGAATGATGATGCCACCTCCACCACCTAACCCTGCAAAAGAAGCTTTGAAGGCTCAGTTAGAA